TATTACTTTAAATATTATATTTGCGCATTGTCAAACTAAAATAGTGCGTTTATGAAATCGTTATTAAAAAATGTCCTAAGAAGGATAAGTAAAAAACAATCTTCTAAAGAAGATAATGCAACAGCCTTTTATCCCCAGTGTTGTGCAAAAGTGGATGATTCCGCTCGTATGCGTATAAAAATGTCTTATGACCAAAATGTAAAAGAAACTATATCAAGCTTGAAAACACTTGCTAATGATATGTCTAGTGGCTTTGTTACTTTTAAAAAGTTTCAGACTAGGCGTTATCAATACAACCCGGATGCAGATGCAACTCTATATGCTTCAAGACTGCTTCGTGCAGCTTCTATATTGGAGTTCCTATTAACTGATCCTGATAATAAATCTTAGAGATTCATTTTTTCAGCTAGAGCAGAGAGCCCTATCAGTAGTTCAGTTATATTTTTGGCTTTTCCGACAACATCATCAACTTTCGCTGCTGTATCAGGGCTTAACTCCTTTTCTAATCGTTCTAGCTGCATTTGAAATGTATCAAAACTTAATATATATAGGTCTCTTTCAACAGTGAATCCCCCTTTTTCTGCAAAATTGAATATTTCAAAATTCAACGTAAGATATTCAATACCATATCCTTTATAGTCAATAAATCTCCTATTTTTGAACTCCTCTAAAACTATTTCATATTGTTCTTTACTGATCCTAAGGTCTGGTATATCTTTATAATTTAGTTTAGCTGTTCTTTTCCCGTTTGCTACAACCAAAATATAATTTAATACTTTATCCTTTTCTTCAGCTGTTATAACTAAAGGATATTCTCTTTCATCTTTTGGGGGTACAGTTCTAATTGGGCGCATATTTGAAAAAATATTTATTCTATTGTTTATATAGTTTCATTCTAGTATTACTGTAATACATTATATCTTTTTCTATTTCGCAGGGAATTGTTAAATTGTCTTTTTCTACTATTAGATTCACAATATTGTCGTTTATAGAGTATTTACCTGATACCGTTTCTTTCCATTCATATTCTAAATCCTCATTATCATCTGCAACATTATATATTGTGAAAGATTTCAAGTCAAAAGATATAGCAAAAAAAGATCTTAAATAAGGAGTGCCTTCTTCAAAAGACAATCGAGTTTTTCCGTACCAGTCTTTTGCAGAAGTCCATGTTGTTCCTGCTAAATTAATACTGTCATCAGAGCATGAATTAAATATAAGCACAAATAAGAAGGATAGTATTAAAAATCTTTTTTTCATACGTATATAAGTTTATCCTACATTTCGTTCATTTTTCAACATAGTCAGTTCTCCTTTGGCTTTTTTAAGTTCTTCTGTGAGTAACTGATTCGTTTTAGTTTGTTCGGTGATTATACCTTGCAAGGTAGTGATCGTATCTACCAAGCGTTTCATTTGTTCTATGTTTGGGTCAGGTGTTACTTCTGAAAGTAGCATTTGACCTTTTCCGCGAAGTAACCACTCAGCAGAAATATCTTCATAGGTTAGTAGAATTGAAGTTAATACCTTAGCGGAAGGTTCTGTTCCACGTTGAAACATTGATGCTATTACAGATTGTGTTACACCAATTCTTTTCGCAAATGCGCTATCTGTAATGCCGGCAGACAGAATTATTTCTCTAATTCTTCCATTAATAGTGTTGTTATTTGTCATAAATCCAATCAATCAAAAGTTAATAAAACGCAAATGCGATAAAATAAAAAGTTTTTTGTTTTTAAAATAACGCAAATGCGATTATATTTGCATCATAAATCAATCAATCATACAAACATACAAAAAATGATTGATAAAACCAATTAAAAAATAACGATTATGAGCTACAATTTATCACAAATAATGAAGTCTGCACACCGCAATTACAAGAAGGGTGGAAAAACATTTTCAGAGTGTTTAAAATCTGCATGGAGCTTTGCAAAACTCCAAGAAAGTTTCTCACCGGAAGCAGTGAAATCAAGAACTGATAAATTTTTAGCTGAAAGACATGAAGCTATGAGCAAGACTGCCAAAGCTACACCTAGCAAGGAATATAATAACCTTAATATTCCCGCTTCCGCTTACTACAACCCAAATAGTACTCATTACGGTGCACATTACGTCGGAGATTAATCAAATTATACAACAATGGATAAAAGAACCGAACTAGAAATACAGCGAGACAAATATGAAGCTGTGATTGAAGAACGAGACGCGTTGATCAGCTCTTTGAGAGGTGAAAATGAAAAACTCAAACGAGATTTAGAATCAGAACGTGGATTTTATAGAGAGAAAGTTTCCCAATGTGATGATTTGAAGAAATTTATTGAATCGCAACGAAACTTAATGGACATAGTTTTGAAGAACAACCAAAGTATTCTCTAACCCTCACTAAAGTCAAACCAAACCGCCGGTTATCCGGTACCCAGTCCGGTCTTTGAGCCTGCCCTTGAAGGGAGACTGGGAACAACAGAGAAGAGTTCTTTGACATATTGGTAAAATGGTGTTTTGGAAGCCGACACGTGCTGAAAGGGATTACTGACGTAGGCGGGCTTCTCAACGATATAATGCTGTGGTTAATGGTCAAGCCGTATCGTTGTAAAACTAAATCAGTTAGACGTTTGTCGGCAAATCGAGGTATTTGCTTTATGTATATAAAGGTGATGTAGCTCAGGCAGGTTAGAGCGCTGTGTGTGGTGGATGGTTGAGAGTTCGAGTCTCTCAAGAAATACTCTTAGCTTAACGGAAGAGCACCACAAGCAGAGGTCGGCGGTTCGAATCCGCTCATCGCTTCAATGTTTAATTTAAAATTAGATTGTATGGAAAAGGATATTCAGAGACGTAACGTAATTGATGTATTACGGAGTATGGATGTTGGTGCAATAGAAGTATTTCCTATCGTTCAGAAACCGTCTGTAACTAATACATTGAATGCTCGGCTTTATAAAGAAAAAGCTGAAGGAATGGCTTGGAAAACAAAGTCAGATGTAAAAAATATGCAGTTTATAGTAACCAGAATTGCATAACTACCTTGCTTGTTGAGATGATCAGAGGTGAAATGGCTGAAATATTGCTAGATAATATTCTCCGTCTGTTTTCTACAGAAACGTTTGGAAAAGATAAGTCTGCGTATTATGTGGGTGGGGAAAAGAAATTGATGAATCTTATAGAAGCGGGTAAGATTGAAAGTGATAAGCCCACTAATGTCCAAAACGGCAAGTGGCATTGTAATGCTGCTCAAGTATTACTTCATTGCCGATGTGCGGGAAGGAAAGTTAAATCTAAAAAACGGAAGAAATGAAAAAGATTAAAGTGATACAGTATGCCATGATGTTCATTGCCTTATGGACAACACTGTATCTTATAGATAGCATTGAAGTTAGCAAGAAAGAATTTATTGCTGCTTTTGTATTGGTGACTGTCGTATCAGTGAATTATATCTGTTTTCGATACTACGAAGATAGGAAACAAAATAAGGATAGCCTGTGAAGGTCTGCATTGCTTAATTTTAGTATTTGTCATGTTTATTTAGCCCGGTTCGCCGGGCATCTGCCGGGATAGCCCAGTTGGTTAGAGCGCATGTTTCTACATGAGGTCAGCGGTTCGAATCCGTTTCCCGGCTCAACTCAATCAGAGTTAAGTAACCCGTGAGGGTGAAAATATATTTGCATTATATATACAATCAATGTAGCCGGAAGCGTCTGGCTACGACCTGAAGGAATGGCGGAATTGGTAAACGCAAGTATGCAGATAGATTGAAGAAAGTCATACATAGGTAATCTATCATCCCGGTTCGAGTCCGGGTTCCTTCACAGAGAATTTTTCTTTTTATGTTTAACTAATGTTGCCAGCGAAAAGGACGCTGTAGGGTTAAAGCCCCTGTTATTTGAGTTTTAATTGTTCTATACTATTCCGGTGTGCTTTGAACGGCTATCCGGAAGCAAGAAGCTCGTGAGAGTGCTATTTAATAGTTAATGTCGTGTTTTATTTTGTGTTTGTGTTCTAAGTGAATGGTTCGTGAGAATAGTTCACTTTAAACGGATGGCTGGTGTAATTGGCAGCATATGCAGGTATGCGTGATGTGGGTTCGAGACCCACGCCATTCACCCTTTTGATCCTATTAAATTATAGTAGTTCATGAGTTTTGTTTTGTGTTTGTGATTGGGGTGTATGGTCTGTGAAGATAGTGCACCTTTTTAATTAATCGGGCGGATATGTATATCGTTGGCTGAAACTGCGGTGAGGTGCACCAATATTCCGTGAGACCGGTTCGACTCCGGTTCCGTCCACTAGCATTTACATTATGTATAAATCAGGGAGCCGTACACCCTTCAAGCGTAGCCGTTCCATAAGGTACATTGGATTATTCATTTTCTTATTTTTCTGCCTGTACAATACCGTACAGGCAGTTTTTAACTACCTGAAAATGGCGTTAAAATGGCGAAGTTTCTGTTTGCTAAACTTGTCAATAACGATTACCTTTACTGATGTAATAAACTAAAAGTCAAACCATTAATTCAGAATTATGAAAGAATTAGTAACCATTCAGCAAAAGCTGAAAGCCCCGAAAGGGCAATTTAATAAGTTCGGTAGTTACAAATACCGTAGTTGTGAGGATATTCTTGAGTCAGTGAAACCTATTCTGACTGAAACAAAGTGTTCGTTAACTCTCAGTGATGAGATGGTGTCAGTAGGCAATAGAATTTATGTAAAAGCAACTGCCACTTTAACCAACGAAAAAGGGGAAAAAGAAATAGTGACTGCTTTTGCGAGAGAAGAGGAAACAAAGAAGGGAATGGATGGCAGCCAAATTACCGGAGCCTCATCTTCTTATGCAAGAAAGTATGCTCTTAACGGTCTATTTTGCATTGATGATACAAAAGACAGTGATGCAACTAACACTCACGATAAAGAAGACGCACAACAGCCTGCAAAAACACCGGCTAGTATGAAGAATCCAGTTTATACTGGTGCCCAACTGAAAAAGGCTATTGCTGACATGCTTGCTGTCAAAAGCAGAGCTGAACTTGAAAAAGTATGGTATGCTAATCCGGCTATGCAAAATGATAAAGAGTTTGTAAATGCTTGTATGGAAATGGGCAAAATTTATCCTGCATCATGATAGAGTTGGTTAAATCGAGTGTGGTTTTCTCAGAAGAGAACCACACATATTTTCTTGGTGAAAAGCAACTGAAAGGTATTACCGGAATGATAAGCCGGCAACTATTTCCCAATAAGTATAGGGATATTCCAGAATACATATTGAAAAAAGCTGCTGAAAAAGGCAGTCGTATTCATGGACAATGCCAGTTTGCTGATGTTACAGGATTACCACCCGAGAGTATTGAAGCTATTAATTATATCAGGGAAAGAGTAAATGCCGGATATAAGGCTTTTGCCAATGAGTACACTGTTTCAGACAATGAATATTTTGCATCGAATATTGATTGTGTTTGGGAAAAGGACGAAAAAATCAGTCTTGGCGACATCAAGACTACTGCAAGCCTTGACCGTGAGTATTTGAGTTGGCAGCTATCAATCTATGCCTATTTGTTTGAACTTCAAAATCCACTAATTAAAGTTGATAAACTGTTTGGCATTTGGTTACGTGGAAATAAGTCGGAATTAGTCGAGATTGAGCGTAAGCCGGATGCAGAGGTTAAGAGATTACTGGAGTGTGAGATTAAAGGTGAACAGTTCTTACCTAATGCTCCTGTTCCAGCCGATGAGAAGCAGCTTATTCCTATGCAATTAGTAAATACTATTATTGATATAGAGGAACAGGCGAGTTATATCGCTGAAGTGCAGAAAGGTTATAAGGAACAGCTTAAAAGTGCCATGCGTGAGAACGGTGTTAAATCATGGGACGCCGGTCGGTTGCGTGTTAGCTATACTCCCTCTTCAACGGGTAAGAGTTTTGATGCAAAGAAGTTTCAGGAAGATCACCCGGAACTATATTCTCAATATTTAAAAACATCAACTAAAGCGGATAGTATTCGTGTAACTATAAGGGAGGAAGGAAAATGAGTGTTAATAAAGTAATTCTTATAGGGCGTGCCGGTAAAGACCCGGATGTGAGAACATTGGACGGTGGAGCGAAAGTAGCTTCTTTATCTTTTGCTACAACAGATAAGGCGTACACCTTACAAAATGGAACCCAGGTGCCGGAACGTACAGAATGGCATAATCTTATTTTTTGGAATAAGACTGCTGAAATAGTTGAGAAGTACGTCCATAAAGGAGATAAGTTGTATATAGAAGGTAAGTTACGCACTCGTAACTATGACGATAGCAAAGGAGTTAAACGTTACATAACTGAAGTCTTTGTTGATAGTATCGAGATGCTTACACCGAAAGTTCAACAACAGGCTGCTCCTGTACCACCACCGTTACCAACGCAACAGCCTACACAGAGACAGCAACAACAAGTACAGCAGCCTGCATATCAGCAACAGCCATATCAACAGGTATCACCGCCTGATGATTTACCATTCTAAATATGGCAGAAGCTATTCTAACAAAACAAAATGGGGTAGTCACAATGGATAAGTCGTTTGACTACCTCTGTTCCACGCTCAAGAATGGAACTTACACTGTAAGCATCAAGAGAAAGGTAGAACCACGTACCCTGTCGCAGAACGCGCTCATGTGGCTGTGGTTTGCCTGTATTGAGAGGGAGACAGGCACGGATAAGTTGGATGTACATGATTACTATTGCCGGAAGTTTCTTCCACGGCAAATATGTATGAATGGAAATATTGTTTCGGTTGTTGGAAGTACTTCTAAATTGAATACGATCCAAATGAAAACTTTCATGGATAAGGTTCAGGCTGATGCTGCCACCGAATTAGGAATCAATTTGCCATTGCCTGTTGACCAGTACTATAAAGATTTTATTAATGAATACCTGCATAGGTAAGTATTAACTCAAAGTTTAATTAAAATGGATTTGAATATTTCAAAAGCAAAATTGACCAAAAAGGGATGTCTTGAAGTGGTCTATGCAGACAAGGAAGGAAACGATATTGTTTTCAAGGGGATTAATCCTGTTCATCCGGATTTGAAGGATTCGCTAAACAAGCTCATACCCTACATTGTCGATATTACAGAACAGAAAGAATCCCAGTACATTAATTGGGAACGTCCAGAGTCATGTCTTGAAGATGAGTTCTTCAAAAAGTTCAATGTAACCGGCGTTAGCATTGGTGGTGATTCTTCTTTTGAGGTTTGTGTGTTGACAGGTAAGCGAACCCTTATGACGAGCAAAGTCCTTAATCTTTGTTCTCCTGGTATCGGTTTCGATCCGGACAATGAATCGTATGTGCATTGTGAGGAGTTTCGTGATGCGGTTTATAATTTCTTGTATGAAGCAGAGCTTTATGTTACAGAGAATAAATGTTCGGAGATTCAAAGGGAATTTGAATTTAAAGATGGTGAGGATCCGTTTGACAAGGTTGATGAAGCTGCTGATGCAATGAATGAAGATGGTGAAGATAACGGGATATGTTCAACAGTTGAACATCATGAATTAGTATTAGAACCTGCTTCATGAAACCAATTTATGTGACTAAGACGCCCAATCTGTACCGGATTCAGTTCGAGTATCACCCAAAGTTGGTCGAGGTCATAAAGATGATACCAAGTAAGCCACGCTATGACGGAACAGACCGGGCGTGGCTTGTTAGTATCAATGATACGCGTTATCCTATTGGACGTGATGCGAATTGGTATGTGAGAGCTTTTGCGCAATGGGCTGTTCAGATGCGTTATTGTTCTACTGTCAAGGAACGTGAGGTAACTGAAGATATTAATTATGATATTCCTCCGATGAAACCTTTTGTCGGTGAACACTATATGTTACTTCAACCTTACGAGTATCAACTTGAAGGAGTACAGTATGCAATAGAGCACAAACGCTGTTTTTTCGGTGACCAGCCCGGATTAGGTAAAACATTGCAAGCCATATGTGCAGTTGTTAAAGCACATAAGGAAGCGCCCATTTATGGTGAGTCTTTTCCAGTACTTGTAATTTGCCCTGCTGCGTTGAAAGTAAACTGGCAGCGTGAGTTTAAGAAGTTCGCAGGTATGAATTCGATTATCCTTGATGACAGAAACCGACAGTCCTGGCAATCATTTTATGAGTGTAAAAAGTCTGATGGCAACCCACTTTGTGAGGTGTTCATTACTAATTATGAATCGCTTAATAAATTTTTTGTAAAAGCTGTAAATAAGGAATCCAAGCTTACAATGAAAAGTATTGCTTTCGATCAGCGTGTCTCTCTGTTTAGGTCTGTTATCATTGACGAATCTCATAAATGCAAATCAAGTAAAACTCAACAGAGCAAATATGTTGAAGGTATCTGCAAAGGTAAACGTTATATATTCGCATTGACCGGTACTCCTGTTGTTAACAATAATACAGACTTGCTACAACAGCTAAAAATATTAGGTCGATTAGAGGACTTTGGAGGTTATAGCCGGTATGTTGAAAGATATTGTGATGGTCCCAAACAGGCATCCAACGTTAAAGAGCTGAATTGGCGACTATGGAATACTTGCTTCTTTCGTCGTGAGAAGTCAAAGGTGCTTACACAACTTCCGGACAAGACTCGTCAATACTTGACAGTTGATATCACTACCACCAAAGAGTATAAGGCTGCCGAGGCTGATATGGTAAAATACTTGAAGAAGTACAAGAACGCTTCGGATGAACAAGTGCAGAAATCAATGAATGGTGCCGTTATGGTGCAGATGCAGCTTTTAAAGCAGATATCTGCCAGAGGTAAAATCAAGGCTGTTTGTGAATTTGTCCATGATGTTATCGACGGTGGTGAGAAGCTGATACTTTTCGGTTACTTGAAAGAAGTTGTAGCAGAACTGAAAAAGGAATTTCCTAAAGCTGTTACTGTAACGGGTTCCGATAGTGTCAACCAAAAGCAATATGCCGTTGACTCTTTCCAAAATAATCCGGATTGTAAACTGATTATTCTGAATTTCAAATCGGGCGGTACCGGGCTTACTTTGACTGCTGCCAGTCGTGTTGCTTTTATAGAGTTCCCTTGGACTTTCAGTGATTGCGAACAGGCAGAAGATAGAGCACACCGTAACGGTCAAAAGAACAACGTTAACTGCTATTACTTCTTAGGTAAGGATACTATTGACAAGTATATGTATGATGTGATTCAAACAAAGAAGAACATTGCTAACGGTGTAACCGGAACGGATGACCAAGTAGAAGAGAATATGGTGAATCTTGCAATGGACTTGTTTAGGGATAAATTATGAAGCCATTTAGATTAGTTATAATTGGGCAGAGAACTCATATTCAGGAATACAAGAAAGAAATGTTGTTCGGTCCTGAATGGGAAACCATAATATCCTTTGTCGGTTGCAGGAACAGGTGTAAACAAATCGTTGACCTTCTAAATGAATGTGCTACGATTTCAAAAAACAAGCAGAAAAATGACTGAAGAAGATATTCGTAAATTGGAGGTGAAATATTCTGAAACCAAGATACAACACATTTGTGTAACTTGGTTCAGAGAAACGTTTCCCAATGTCGGCCCTCTACTCTTTGCTATACCAAACGGCGGCGTCAGGACAAAGAAAAGCGGTGCTATGCGTAAATATGAAGGTGCCATCGCTGGTGTTGCTGACTTGATTCTGCTTTTTCCTCGCGGTGGTAAGAGCAGTCTTTGCATAGAGATGAAAACTCCACATGTAAAAGGTAAACGTGCCGGAACGCAGTCTGATGAGCAAAAAGAATGGCAGGCATTAGTTGAGAAATATGGCAGTGTATATGTCGTTTGTCATGGGTTGATTGAGTTCATTAATAGCGTTTGCTATTATCTGAAAGCTGACCCTCAACCTTATATAAACAATGTCTTACGGAATTATTATAAATTGATATGACTTATATTGAACTTATCAATAGGTTTTGGGAACTTGACGAAAGCTGGCAATTTTCCTGCTGTGAAACGAGGCTTTATTTTTACTTGCTAAAAATTGCGAATCGTTTAGGCTGGGAGGATAACTGGACACGTAGTGATACAAAGGTGTCATCTGACGTGGGAGTGTCTGTAAAAGTATTCAAGTCCGCCCGAAATAGATTAGTTCAAGCAGGTCTTATTGAATGTAAACAAGGCAATGGAAGAGGCAATAAATCAACGTATTCTATAAAAGGTGTACAAAAAGGTATGCAAAATATACCACCTTTACGGCATCCTTTAGGGACACCTTTAGGGTACCCTTTAGGGACACCTTTTCAAGAAAGCTCCCCCATACCCCCTAAAGAAGAATATAAGACAGAGACAAAGAAAGAACCCCCTAAAGGGGGTAAGAAAGAAAGTAGCTCTGGCGAGCTTTTCCCACTCTCTAAACCGGAGAAACCTAAAAGAGTCGCAAAAGAATTTATAGCTCCTACGCTTGATGAGGTTATTCAACACTTCATCAAGCAAAATGCTCCGGAACGGTTAGATGACTGGCAAGAGCAAGCAGAAATATTCTTCAATCACTTTGACTCGATAGGGTGGAAGAATGCCAATGGAGTGAAAATAGAGCGGTGGGATTCCAAAGCAAACCTTTGGATACTGGATCGTATTCGTGAAAATCGAAAAAATGAATTAGACCATGACGGAAGAGGAAAAGAATTTATCAAGCAAACTTCAAAATTTGATGGAGAAGGAAGCCGGCAAGCGCAAGCTGACGCTCCAACAGATAGAGAATCTGATACAAAGGCACAAAGAAAGTATTCAGAACGTTTCTGAATATGACTTAACTGATACGCAAGAGTATTACAGTCATTGGAATTTAATTTCTAACCTTGGTACGGATTATACGGAACGGGAGTTTAGAAAATTTGATGTTGATGATAACAACTCTAAACTAATTCAGTTTCTTCTGTACTACTTCAACGGATGTCGGTATGCTCAAAATGTGTTTCCGGAAGAGAATTACAAGGTTCATAAGAATCTTTTGCTTGTTGGTGAACCTGGTACCGGAAAAACAATGTTGATGCAGATTTTTGCAGATTATTTGAAACTCACTTGTAACCCCAATGCTTTTGAAAACTTGTCTGTTACTCAAATGATGAATTATTATAAAATTCACGGGCATATTGACTTGTACACTTACAATGAGAATCAATCCAAAGGATTTAAACCAAATCCCTTTAATATCTGCTTGAATGATATCGGTCTGGAAACGGAAAATCAAAAATCGTATGGTACCAGTCTCGATTCAGTTATTGATGAATTTCTTTATGCCCGGTATGAGATTTTTCAGCAATATGGCAAGAAGTATCATATAACATCGAATCTTGGCATAGCCGAATTTAAGAAACGTTTTGGGCCAAGATTAGTGGATCGTTTTAAAACGTTTAATGTTCTCCCCCTGTGTGGCGAGAGTCGTAGAATATAGCTACTATGAAAGTTACAATTTACTGGGTTACTAAAGATTCGGATAAAATTGCTCGTATCAGAGAGCGTTTCGGTATTGGAACGTATCGAAGTGTGAACGGTGAAACGCCTGCTGAAATACGAGAAGAAGATATGGAACTTCTTCGGGAAACTGAAAGAAGAGGATTTATTCAAATACGTAATAAGCCCACATGAAAATGGCGTTAAAATGGCGAAGTTTCTGTTTGCATAACTTGTCATTTTACGATAACTTTACTGATGTAATGAATTAAAAGTCAAACCAATATAATTAAATTATGGAAGTACAAAACATTAGAATTGACCTTATTAGTCCTTCTCCTTTGAATCCGAGAAAGACTTTTGATGAAGCAGCTCTTGAAGAGCTCGCAAGCAACATTGAAAAGCAAGGCTTATTGCAGCCTATCACCGTCAGGGTAGCCAAATCCGAAGATTTTACTGACTTAGAGACTGGCGGTGTTACGACAATTCCCTGTTCGTATGAAATTGTTTGCGGTGAGCGTCGTTTTCGGGCTGTGTCACTTTTGAAAGCAAAGGAAGATGAAGCGAATGTTGCAAAAATCAAAGCCCATCGAAAAAAGTCGGAGAAATTTCAGACAATATCCTGCATTGTCAGAGAAATGACAGACGATGAGGCTTTTGAAGCGATGATTACCGAGAATCTTCAAAGAAAAGATGTTGATCCCATCGAAGAAGCTTTTGCCTTTGCGCAGTTGGCTGAGAAAGGACGGACTTTGGAAGATATTGCTCTTAAATTTGGAAAGTCTACTCGTTTTGTCTTTGACCGTATAAAGCTAAACGGTCTTATCCCGGAACTGAAAGAACGTGTAAGAAATGGAGACATACCATTATCCGGTGCTATGATTCTTTCAAAACTTGACGAAGAAACTCAAAAGGAGTTCAATGAGGAAGAAGATGAACAATGCACGACATCTATGATACGTGACTATGTTAGTAATTCCTTTTTAGAACTGGATAAAGCGGATTGGATTAAAGAAGACGCAGACAATTGGGAAAATGGCGAATTTAAGCAGTGCTCTCAATGTGAATCTAATACCTGTAATCATGGTTGTTTGTTCTATGAGATGAATAATAAGAATGCTCGCTGTATCAATGCTGCCTGTTTTTATAGAAAGCGGATTGCATATGTAATCCGAAAGATTCTGCTTGAGAGTGAGAATCTTGTTAAAGTAGGTGAACCTTTTTCATTCGGAAAAACTGTTATTGTAGCAAAAGCAGAATATTATTGGAGTGATGAAAGAAAAGCACAATATGAAAGTGCTTTAGAAGCCGTAAAGCAACTTGGATTTGAAGTAGTTAATCCAGATGAGGTGTTTAGGAGTTTATGTTATTATAGTGCTGATGATGAACGGACACTAAAAATGCTTGATGAAGGTGAAATTTATCGCTGTATCTCATTCTTTGGTAATTATAATCCAGAATTTAATGTAAAATTCTATTACACAAAGAAAGAACTGGTTTCTAGTACTGCCGCTGTTGCCGATCTAAAAGAGATAGAAAGGGAAAAAATAAACGCCCAATTAAAAAGAGCGAAGGATATAGTCAAGGAGAAGTCTGCTGAAGAAATGCGCAAGTGGGCGCAAGAGAAACCGTACTATCGGAGAACAAAAGAATTCTCTGAAAATGAACAACTAGTTTTTGATGTGCTGGTTCTTAGCGGTTGTAGCAGTACTTATCTTGAAAAACTGAATTTGAAAAAATGGAATGGTGAGAGTGATTTTGTAAATTATGCCAAGAACAACCAAGCCGACCGGCACCAATGGTATAGAGCCTTTATTGCTGAATGCTTATCATCGAATAATGTGAATTTCTACTCCTATTTGCAAAAGTGTCAGAAAATCCTTTTTGCGGAACAATATCCGGATGATTTCAAAGCGCTCTCTAAGAAACTTGCGGATTCATATGATAAGAAAGAAAAGAAGCTCAAAGAAAGACTGAAAGAGCTAAATAACGATAATATAGAGGAAGCCTAACGGTTTCCTCTCTTTATTGATATGCTTATGAAAACTTGGACTAATGAACAACTCGCTATACTTGATAGCGAGTATCCAACTGCTGATTTAAAAGAACTTGCTGGACGCCTTGGTAAAACTCTTGAAGCTGTTAAATCCAAAGCTTTGATTCGTAAACTGAAACGTTCTCCGGACGTGAGGGTTTGGAGTCCAGATAAAAGACAAAAATTGATAGCTCTTTATCCTGACCATACTAATCTTGAAATAGCTTTGATTCTTGGTTCAACTGAAAGTGCAGTTGCCGGTATGGCTTTCAAACTTAAATTGAGAAAGTCGGCAAAGTTCTTATTTGAACATTCCTCAAAGAGTTTCTTTCCAAAAGGGCACCAACCAATGAATAAGGGACGTAAGCAAACAGAATATATGTCTGATGCTCAAATTGAAAAAACGAAAGCTACACGTTTCAAAAAGGGATGTATCCCAAAGAACCATAAAGAGGTTGGATATGAACGTATAACCCGTGACGGTTACATCGAAGTGAAAACTGCTGAACCGAATGTCTTTGAGCTTAAACATCGGCTTGTATGGATTGAGCATAATGGTGAAATACCTCCTGGGTACAATATTCAGTTCAAAGATGGAAATAAGCAGAATATTTGTATAGATAACTTATATATGATTAGTCGTTCTGAACAAATGAAAACCCAAAACTCGATGTATGCCCGGTACCCGGAAGATGTTCAGTACCTAATCAAGCTAAAAGGAGCTTTGAATAGACAAATTAATAAAGCAACAAAAAAGAATGAATCATGACTGATGGAGCAATAGATAGATTGAAAGAAATGGTTAATAAACCATTCCTTTATCAGAATGAAGAAGTTGTAATTCTCAATTACTGTGACGGTACCGGTGATGATGGTACCGAAGTTGAGATATACTTGAATAATGGCAAAGTATTGGTATTTAGTATGTTTGATTTGGCTTCCAAATTGAATCGTTTTCGGCCAATAACAAACACAGTTGTCGTGTTGGCTAATGAACGGTTGAATAAGGTGTCTACAGTGAACCCTACCATTTTACAAGATTTGAGGAATTTGGTTCTTCAACAAATTAAGGATGTGAAAGAAGATCCTAGTAAAGTGAGCCAAGCAAAACAAGTTTTCCAAGGGGTTAATACCGTAATCAATCTTGCTAAGACAGAATTAGAGTACAGGAAATATTTAGATACAACAGACCCCTCAAAATAAAAATAGTATGCTGATAGATAAAGAATATGTTCATTGGTTTCGCATCAGAGACCAACCTAATAGAATCGTGTGAGATTATTCATAGTCTAACAATTTAACCCGATCGATATGATAACATTGAATAGGTTTGCCCAGAGATGCTTGAATATCATGAGGAAGCGCTTTAAGATGAATGAGCATAGCTCAAGAAAAGCGTTTAGCATAAGAATTGAAGCCGTTTGGAGAAAATTCGATATTGCTTCTAAATATAGGAGTGATAATCTTCCTAAATATTCGGAAGATGAAGAATTGGCAGCCGAGATGATAATTTACCTTGTTGCCTATTTAAAAAGATTTGGTTGTGAGGACATTGAACAGCTTATCAAAGATAAGATAGAGTTCGATGATAGAAAAAATGATTAGGTGTTGTTACTGACTGTTTGTGTTGTTGATTTTGTGTTGTTGATTTTAATATAGTTAGTTATGACAGAGATTATTCAAGTCTGCCTACTTGATTTTAATAAGGGGCAGCTCACGGGATTGCCGAAAAATCCACGTTTTTTTCGTGATTACCGCTTTGAAGCGATGAAGAAAAGCATTCAGGATTCGCCAGAGATGCTTGAGCTTCGAGAACTTATAGTTTTTCCCTACAATGATGGCAGATATATTGTTGTTTGTGGTAATTTACGTTTGCGAGCTTGCAAGGAGTTAGGTTATAAAGAACTGCCTTGTAAAATTCTGGCACCTGATACCCCCGTTAAGAAGTTGAGGGAATATGCCACTAAAGATAATGTCAATTTTGGTGAGAATGATTTGGACGTTATGGAAAACGAGTGGAATAAGGCGGAACTCCAAGATTGGGGCATCGAATTTGCCCCGGAGAAGAAAGAGGATGAATTTAAAGAGCGCTTCGATGCCATCACGGATGATACAGCCATTTATCCTCTCATTCCAAAGTATGACGAAAAACATGAGTTGTTTATCATCACCTCAAGTAATGAGGTAGATAGTAATTGGCTTCGTGAAAGGCTGGATATGCAGCACATGAAGTCGTACAAGACCGGGAAAGTAAGTAAGAGTAATGTAATCGACATAAAAGACGTTCGCCATGCCTTGCAAAATAGTAATACCAAGTCATAAGCGCCATGACCGGGTGTTCGCTAAAAAGTTGGTGAACGATCCTATCATTTGCGTTGCTGAAAGTCAAGCTGACTTATATCAACAATTTAACCCGGAATGTGAAATTGTTACTCATCCTGACGACGTTATGGGCCTCATCCCGAAACGTAACTGGATGGCAAAGCATTTTGGAGAACTTTTCATGCTTGATGATGATGTCCATGCCTGCAAACCTATTTATGTGGAAAAAGGAGAACCTAGCCGGATAAAGGATAAAGATAAGATAACCAATATCATTCAGTCATTATTTGAGATGGCCAGTATGATGGATGTACATCTGTTTGGCTTCACCGCTCGGATATCGCCGGTAATGTATGATGAATCCGCTTTTCTTTCTCTTTCGAAAATGATAACCGGTTGCAGTTATGGAGTAATCTATAACAAAAACACTTGGTGGAATGAGGAAATACGTTTGAAGGAAGATTTTTGGATTTCTTGTTACATGAAGTACAAAGAACGTAAGGTTTTAACCGATTTGCGGTATAATTTTGAGCAAAAGAACACTTTTGTAAACGCTGGTGGGCTTGCTTCTATAAGGAATCAGGAAGAGGAACGTAAATCTATCCTCTTTATCAAAAAGAATTTTGGTGATAGTATTTTGCTAAAGAGTGCAACCACTAATGGGAAAGACAAAACAAAGCAGCTCGTTCAATATAATATATCATGCAAATTCAAATTCTAATAGTCTGTAAAAAAGGCGTTTAAATGGCGTCCATTCTGTTTGTCATATTCGCCTTTTTTAGCTAATTTTACTGATGTAATAAACTAAAAGTCAAACCATTAAATTAGAATTATGATTATAAGAACAGTTTGCGGATATGATTTCTTTGAGGTGAGTTCTGCAATGCAGAAAGCCATTAGGCGAGCCGACACCGGGGTAGCCGGCTTTTTTGCATTGGAACTTTGGGCGAGTGGGTACCGCGACTATGTGTGGAAGCGTCTGTTTACCATTAGTGCTGAAGATTGCTATGGAATCATTACTAAAGAGATAGAAGCATTGTGGCAGGGGCATGAGCTGGTAAACAAGACTGCTACTGAACCCAAAGGGAGGATATTTGTCAGTAAAGCTGTTATTCTCCTTTGTGAATGTAGAAAGAATCGTGATGCGGATCATTTGCAAAACTTCATCTATGATAGAAAGGATATTGATATAGAAAAGTGGATAAATGATGTCAGGCGTTATCCTATTCCTATTCCAGATTACACTTTCGATGTACATACACGAAAGGGTAAAAAACATGGGAGAACCAAAGAAGAATTCTTTCAGGAAGAATACAAGGCGTTACAACCTCGTGTTCCTGGTTTATTCGATGATTTGGTTCAACCCAGTCAACCAAAGTTATTTAATGATGAAACCACGGCTAAGTAGCTGTGGTTTCTCATTTTTCATATAAGTCAAACCAATTTAATTAAAACAATGAACACGTATTACAAATTTGCGCCAAATGTATTTTTGGCAAAGTGTGATGAGAAGCACGAAAAAGGTGAAACTATTGAGGTTACCACCAAGTATGGTAAGGAGAACGAAAGTATAGTATTTAACCTAATCTTCGAGAAAGATGGGTTTTACTATTACTCCATCGTTAGAGCTGACGGCTTTAATGTTCAAGAATGGGCTAAGCAAAGAGCGGAACGCAGGCATGAATGGGCGTCATCGGCAGTACAAAAAAGTAATGAGTATTTTCAGAAATCAAATAAACATCGCGATTTCCTTTCTTTGGGTGAGCCTATCAAAGTTGGACACCATAGCGAACGAGGACATCGCAAAATGATAGATGATGCCTGGAATAACATGGGGAAAAGCGTTGAGTTTAGCGATAAGGCTGCCGAACATGAAAGAGTTGCGAAGTATTGGGAAAAAAGGGCTAATACGATAAACTTGTCCATGCCGGAAAGTATAGATTTCTATGAACATAAGTTGGAACAAGCAAAAGAATATCACGAAGGATTGAAGTCCGGTAAGTACCGACGCGAGCATACATACGCTATGGCTTATGCCAATAAAGCAGTAAAAGAGGCTAAAAAAAATTATGACCTTGCAGTAAAGCTGTGGGGCGATGTTTAATAATCTGTAGTATCTCAAATAATTTACTATGAGAGAATTATCAAAAGAAACCTCATTACAAAGGGTAATGAGGGCTTCAGGTCGTGTACCTGTACAATGCTCATGCAGTGTTTGTAAACAACAATGTCATACGCCATGTTTAGGTACTCCTGATGATATTGAACGAATTATAGATGCTGGTTATGCCGACAGGTTAGCACTGACAAACTGGGCTGCTGGTATATTCTTAGGGGTTATTAATATTGCTATTCCGATGATTCAACCTGTTTCCGGCAAAGAGTTTTGTGCTTTCTTCGAAAATGGACTGTGTATCTTACATGATAAGGATTTGAAACCCACTGAAGGGCGTTTGTCTCACCACACTGTCAGGAAGGATAACTTCAATCCAACTATGAGTATTGCTTGGAACGTTGCGAAAGAATGGCTGATGCCAGAGAATGAGGATGTACTTTCTCGTGTAGTAAATAAATTCTTGAATGCGAGGAAGCCATGAATGTGTATCAATCAATACCTCGTAGAGATTGTAGGGTGTTTGCTAAATGTGGGGCAAAATCCTTATCACATTGCCGGCGGCATCGTGGAACTGATGGTGAGTGTAAAAACTGTACTCTTATTCATCGCAAACCTCGCAATCGTATTATAGATGCTTCAGGACGTGAGATGAAAAAATGTACACACTGCGGAAATTACTTCTACTTGAACCGGTTCTACAATCGTATAGTAGTGAGAAAAGGTAAGGAATATCATTTATTGACTTCTTGGTGCCGCATGTGTATGTCTGAAATCAATAATCAAAGAAATTTGAAGAAAAGAAATGAGTAGTATAAATTTATTATATATTGACCTGTTTTGTGGAGCAGGTGGAACCTCGACAGGAGTGGAATCTGCAAGAATTGATGGTAAACAGTGTGCTAAAGTAATAGCCTGCGTCAATCACGATGCCAACGCCATTGCAAGCCATGCGGCCAATCATCCGGATGCATTGCATTTTACGGAAGATATTCGCACGCTGGAACTTTCCCCGCTAATTGAACATCTTGCCAAATGTAAGGCTCAATATCCGGGTGCAGCGGTCGTTCTTTGGGCGAGCCTGGAATGTACGAACTTCTCCAAAGCAAAAGGTGGGCAACCTCGGGACGCTGATAGTCGCACACTTGCTGAACATCTTTTCCGGTACATTGAAGCTATTTGCCCGGATTACATTCAGATTGAAAACGTTGAAGAATTTATGAGTTGGGGTGATATGGACGAAAACGGAAAGCCTATCAGCATGGATAAAGGTAGACTATATCAAAGATGGGTACGCAACGTAAGAAAGTATGGCTACAACTTTGATTTCCGTATTCTCAATGCTGCCGACTATGGTGCATATACTACTCGAAAACGCTTCTTTGGTATATTTGCCAAAAATGGATTACCGATAGTATTTCCACAACCCACTCACTGTAAAAACGGTAAACAAGATATGTTTGGTCGTTTGGAAAAGTGGCGCCCGGTTAAAGAGATACTGGATTTTTCCGATGAAGGAACAAGTATTTTTCGTGAGAAGCCACTTGCTGAAAAGACAATGGAACGTATCTATGCCGGCCTGATAAAATTTGTAGCCGGGGGCAAAGATGCTTTTCTTATCAAATATAATTCCATGAGCCGGACTGGAAAATATAATGCCCCTGGGATTGACGAACCATGCCCGGTAGTAGCTACGCAAAACAGACTGGGAGTTGCGCAGGTATGCTTTCTTTCAAAACAGTTCAGTGGACACCTCGAAAGCAAGAATGTTTCTATTAATGAACCAGCCGGAACAATTACATGCAAAGACCATCATGCGTTTGTATCAGCCCATTACGGTAACGGATTTAACCGCTCAATAAATGAACCGTCTGCAACCGTAACAACGAAGGATCGGTTATCTCTCGTTTCTCCATATTTCATAGACCAGCAATATGGAAACAGCAAACCTTCATCTACAGAAAAGCCGCTTGGATGTATTACCGCCAATCCTAAGTACAATCTTGTTAGCTGCAAGCCGTGGATTATGAATACAAACTTCTCCAACGTTGGTAGTAGCATAGAAGATCCCGCACAAACAATCACTGCAAATAGAAAGTGGCACTACCTAATGAACCCTCAATTTAATAGTGCAGGTGGTTCCGTTGATAATCCATGCTTCACTCTCATAGCACGTATGGATAAAATGCCGCCTTATTTGATCGCAACTGAAACTGGACATGTAGTAATCGAGATTTATGATACCGACAGCCCTATGACAAAAAAAATAAAAGAGTTCATGGGCTTATACGGGATAATTGATATTAAAATGCGAATGCTACGCATACCTGAACTAAAGCGTATCATGGGATTTCCAGAAAACTATGTGTTAATTGGTACACAGGCTGACCAAAAGAAATTCATAGGGAATGCAGTCGAAGTTAACATGGCACGTGTTTTCTGTGAATGTATTAGTAAAAAGTTACGTGAACTAGGGTCAGTTGCAGCATAAAATGGCGTTAAATTGGCAAATGTTCTGTTTGTAAAACTTGTCAATAATGATTACCTTTATAGATGTAAAGAACTAAAAGTCAATCAATATGAAGAGGAATGAAAAAATAGCAAAATTAGAAAGACTAGGTATTTTCAATCAATGGAAATATAATACAGAAAGAGCAAATGAGACATTTAATATTGAGTGTCCTGACTTCTCAATGACAAATGAAGAGCGGATGAACAATTTGTTAGATGTTGATTGCTGTTTTCATTGGTTTCTAACTATTTCATTCCCTTTTAATAATACTCCTGAAGGCGTTGCTTTTTGGAATGATATTGCAAAAAAATAATTAAAATAAATATAGAAAGGAATCAAATGAATCTGCAATCTAAAATAGATTACTCTATCGCTTTACTTCGCAAATGTGAACAGATGGCACTTGACTACGACTCGGATAATGGCTTTTATTTAGCTTTCTCCGGCGGCAAGGATAGTCAAGTCCTCTACCATCTTGCGGTAATGGCAGGAGTAAAATTCAAGGCTCACATGAACCTTACGAGCATTGACCCTCCGGACGTTATTCGATTTGTGAAGAGGAATTACCCAGACGTGGAACTGATAAAGCCTAAAATGTCTATTTATGACATGGCTCTAAAAAAGCATATAATTCCTACACGAACGATGCGCTGGTGCTGTGCTGAATTTAAAGAAATGTCCGGTGCAGGTAAAGTCACCTTGATCGGCATTCGTAAAGCTGAAAGTGTGCGGCGCTCTAAACGTGAAGAAATTGAGATTAGCAGCCATAAATTCAGCGGGAATTTCGACCAATTTTCCGAGCATAAAGAAAATATGGTTACATGCGTCAATGGAAAAGATAAGATTCTTGTCTCGCCTATTCTTTACTGGACTGAACGTGAAGTTTGGCAGTATCTTAACTCAAATAATATACCGCACTGCAAATTATACGATGAAGGCTATAAGCGTATTGGATGTATTCTTTGCCCGATGTCTAACTACAAACAGAAGCTAAAAGACTGCCAGCGTTTTCCTCATGTGAAGCGAAAGTGGATACAAACAATTCAAAAACTGATTGATGCGGGATATCTCAATCGTAACTTCACCGATGCCGAATTTGGGTTTAATTGGTGGATAAGTGATAAAAGTTTCAATCAATATTATGCAGACGAAGTGCTGCAGCAGAAGATAGTGTTTAACTAATAACAAAATAGATATGAAGATAATAGCAAAACAAGGTTCAGCGCTTGAGAAGCTACTGAAACAAATGAATGAACGGCTTTTGCGTGAACAAGACGAAGCTAAAGATATGATTCAGGAATATTGCGGTTCAAGACCAGATAGCATCGGTTATGTTTGGGCGTTTGGCTTCACTGCCGAGTGGTTTTATACACTTATAGGTTTTGAAAACAAGGAGTTTGTTCCTGAAAAATTGGTTCTGAATAATGAAGATAAGAAGCATCCGTGTTGGAAAATCAATAAACGAAAGAAGGAGGGTCGAGAATTTATAGACAAATGGTGTAAAAAATTCCGAGGTATAGATGGTAAGCCTCTTAATAGGTTTGGGATTCCAGTGATGCACGAAGAAACAGGACGCTACTTCCATTGGCTTCCACTTGAAAAAGATGGTGTTTATTACGTTTCAGTAGGTTCTTCCATTCTTGAATGTATGCCATCGGCAAAAAGTGAGCAGTTTGAGATAGAGGTTTAACGTATAACAATGAAGTAATGAACATAGGACTATTAGCAGTTGATAGCAATTATCCTAATCTCGCATTGATGAAGATAAGTGCATGGCACAAGGCAAGAGGTGACAATGTAGAATGGTACAATCCGTTGTGTTCATACGATAAAGTTTATTTGACAAAGGTGTTTTCATTTACACCGGATTACGGCTACTATATCAATGCCGATCAAGTCGAGAAAGGCGGTACAGGGTATGACATAAAAAAGGTTCTTCCAGTTGAAGTTGATAGAATTATTCCTGATTATGAACTATACAACATTGATAAAAATTTAGCTTATGGTTTTCTTACCCGTGGTTGTCCAAACCACTGTAAGTGGTGTGTAGTACCGAAGAAAGAAGGAAACATCGCTCCTTATATGGATATTACGGAAGTATCTGCCGGACGAAAGAATGTAATTCTCATGGATAACAACGTACTTGCATCTGACTACGGTTTGCAACAGATTGAAAAGATTGTCTCCATGGGAGTACGTGTAGACTTCAATCAGGGATTAGATGCCCGCTTAGTGACAGATGATATTGCCCGGTTACTCGCTAAAGTAAAGTGGATAAAACGCATTCGGTTTGGTTGTGATACACCGGGACAAATCTCAGAATGTGAACGCGCTACGGCTTTGATTGATAAGTACGGATATAAAGGCGAATATTTCTTCTACTGTATTCTATTGAATGATTTTGAGGAAGCATTTACCCGTGTTAATCATTGGAAGAACAAAGGCGGTCGGTTCTTGCCGCATTGTCAGCCTTACAGAGATTTAAATAATCCGCATCAGATTATACCTCAATGGCAAAAGGATTTAGCCGGATGGGCTGATAAGAAGTGGATTTTTAGAAGTTGTGAGTTTAAAGACTTCATCCCGCGAAAGGGATTTGTCTGTAGTGAATATTTTGATAACAATTAGGGTAAACCAGAACAATAATGAGTAGAAAGAAAAAAACAGATGACCGTAAGCAGCTTTTAATACGGTATAGAATAAATGAAAAAGGGTGTGTGTCTTTCATAGACCCTTGCTGCGATGAAATACCAGCCTACCTTTTTGGCAAGATTATGGAAGCCATATCCAACGTAGAGAGAGAATGGAACAGTAAAATAGCCAATAAGGTTAGTTCTCTTCCCCCTGATATCACATTAGATAAACCAATAATCAAATAAGTGCAAAAATGAAAGCAATAACAATAAAGCAGCCATGGGCCTCTTTGATAGTCCACGGTATTAAAGACATTGAGAACCGTACTTGGCCGTGTCCTAAGAAATATTTAGGGCAGAGGGTACTGATTCATGCAAGCGGTAAACCTTTGAATTACGATAATTTCTATGATTCAATACTTACCAATGAGCAGTTATTGGCATTACCGGAAAACAAAGAGTGGAAAGATTTTAGTTTTTGTACAGGCTCCATTATCGGTAGCATTGAGATAGTGGATTGTGTACAGAATCATTCTTCCATCTGGGCTGAAAAAGAAGTTTATAACTGGGTATTAGCTAATCCAATACTTTTTGAAAGTCCTATTGAGAATGTAAAAGGTAGACTTTCTTTTTGGGATTATCTTGGTATCAAATAAGTAGAAATTGAACGTTCTGAATGCGGAAGTATAGAGAAAACTGTTGAATAATACAACCACTCTTTTCCCTATATTCTTGTACAGTTACAATAAATATAATAATTGGGTATATAATCATTTGTTTGTAGAATCAGCTATAAATTCATGAAAAAGAGAGTTAATAGTCTGAATTACGATTTCTTTTTCTGTATCATATCCAGATATAGGAAGTTCGAGGGCAATAATGTTATTGAATATATCAAATTTCTTTAATAAAGAAATTGTTTTGAGAGTTGATTGCGAGCTCATTGAATTGAATAGTATGACTGTTAACTCATCTGAGGATAATTGTGCTCTAAATATTTTAGAATAGTCATTGGGGTATTTAAAATTTTGGATTGAATCCAACAGATAATATATGTTTCTATGGTATTGCCCTAAATATTGTCCATATTGCCCATATAAATAATCTCCGACATTTCTTATGAACTTATAGAGCTGTTGGTATCTTTTTTCTATACAAATCCTATTACAGATTGATGCAACAATTATACGATACATTTCATGAATTTTGCTTGACATTATTATGCCTTTTATTTCGTATATAGTATCGTAATAATATTTGGGATCCCTACTTTTTAATAATACATTTAATTCTGTAGTTGAATGAACTCCAAACTTAGTATAAATCTCCAGAAATGCTTGCTCGTCTAACTTACTGACTTGTGTTAATTCTGATGGAAATTTTTCTCCATCTTTTATAAAATGATATATTACATAAGCATAGAATAATGAACGCGCTTCATGTGCGTATGCTTTGAATGCTTCAATTCCTGTTTTCTCAATTTGGTGTTCAGTATATTTGTTGGTGTCGACTTGATGCTGATATAATCCCAACAAATTATAAAATGTTGACCTTTCATTATCAATTTGTCTATTTATTTGTGAGTCTTTTATTGTATAAAGTACTCCAATGAAAGCAAGTAATCCTGTAATTGAACCTAAATAACTGCCGAAATCAGCAAAATCATTATGATTATAGGACAGTCCGTGATGAAATCTATATACATATACTAATATTAATATTAGAGTAAATATGGCTGTTGCAATTAATGCGTATTTGATTATATCTATTTGCGGTCTTTTCATTTTATTTGATTTTATATTTTATACAGCTACAAATGTAGTGTATTCTATTTTGAAGTTAATGTTTTTTTGAGTTTTTTACTAACAATATGTTGAATTTGGATATACGAGAGTTTGATATATCCTTTATTTTTTTGTGATGATGAGAAGAATGATTGTAACCGGCAGTGAGGGGTTTATAGGAAAAGCCCTTTGCCGCGAATTGACAAAAAGAGGTGTTGAAGTCATAGGACTTGATCGAAAGTCTGGTACTGAAGCCACAAAAGTATGTGAGCTCCTGAAAAATGGGGGTATTGATTGTGTGTTCCATTTGGCGGCGCAAACTAGTGTGTTTAATGGAAACCTGGAACAGATCAGGAAGGATAACATTGATACTTTCATGCGAGTAGCTGATGCTTGCAATCAAAATCATGTGAAGTTAATATATGCCAGTTCGTCAACGGCTAATCCGGAGAATACCACTTCTATGTATGGAATAAGCAAGTATTTCGATGAACAGTATGCATCTATCTATTGTAAGGCTGCGACCGGGTGCCGGCTGCATAATGTATATGGACCTAATCCGCGAAAAAGAACTCTTCTCTGGTTCCTGATGGAAAAGGAAAACGTGTCATTATACAACTGTGGTCAGAATATCCGGTGCTTCACTTACATAGATGATGTCATTGAGGGGCTTATCTATTCGGTGGGTTGTAACCGGCAACTTATCAATATTTGTAACGTCCAACCTGTTACTACTATGTATTTTGCTTCTTTAGTAAAATACTACAAACCGCTTGAAATTGAGCTAATTAATGAAAAACGGGATTTTGACAATTTAGAGCAGTCGGTGAACCGGGATATCTATTTAGTACCTTTGTCTTACACATCTGTCGAGGACGGAGTAAAGAAGATCTTTGATGAAAGGAAAGGGAAAGATATGTCGTATTGATGACTGGGATAAGCCGGAAGCGGTGAAATATAAGAGCTGGTCTCATCAGGAACGGTTATGTGATCTGAAAGAAAAGGTATCACTTCATAAAAAGGGTGATATCTATTACATCTCCCAGTTCACCCGTTCCAAGACTGGTACCAGCTTTTCAGAAATTAAACAGTCGGAGGAACTTGCATCATTCTTTGCAGAGAGAGCGTGTGAGTTTCTCCACCGCTTCATAGTAGGGGGATATGAAGGATGGTGTATAGTCACCACACCGCGACGGAGACACAACGAGGGCTTTCATTTTTCAACCTCTATCTGTACGAAAATTGCGGGGGCGGTGAAAATACCATTCTATGAGAATGCAATCCAGTGCCTAACTAAAGATAGATTGAATCCAGAATTCTTTCTTCTTCGTCCGATAAAGGAAAAGAAAATAATAGTGTATGATGACATATTAACAACTGGCAGCACACTGCTTGCCACCTATGAGCTTTTAAAGGATAGAGAGCAGCTTCTTTTTCTCGTAGGAATAAATAACAATTGATATGGGAAAGCAAGAGAAACCATTAACATTCAAGCAAGAGAAATTCTGTAAATACTACGTTGATACAGAAGGTAATGCTAGTGAAGCATATAGGATGTCTTATGATGCGTCAAAGATGAAACCTGAAACGATTTGGAGTGCTGCTAGCAGATTGTTAGCCAATAGCAAGGTTAGTGCAAGGATAAGTGAGATTAAGCAACAGAGGGCGAAAGAGACTGAAGTAGAGAGGAAAACGGTCGAGAAGGTATTAATGGATATTGTACTCGCTGATCCCGATGATTTACATTATGTAGACCCTGTTACCGGGAAAACAAAGATGAGAAGTCCGTCCCAACTTCCAAAGCGCGCCCGTAATGCGTTGAAGAAGATTCAGAATAATAGAGGAGTGGTTAATTATGAGTTCAACGGCAAGACAGAAGCCGCCCGGATTCTTGGTGCCTGGAATGGATGGGAAGCCGATAAGAATGTCAACATCAAAGGTGGAGACGGAAATAAAGTCGGTGAACTTCGTATCGGATTTGAAGATAATGAGAATTCGGAAGAATAGAACAATTTGAACTGCAAAATCCGGTATTCATCCTACGGAGAAACCTTACTTTTAGAACAATATGGTTATAAATTATAAGAAGCTAAATCCTAACGGATTCTATCTATTGAAGTACTTGAATGATGAGACTATCCGTTTTATCATTCTCTATGGTGGTTCATCTTCCGGTAAGTCGTATAGTGTGGCACAAACCATACTGATACAGACATTACAGGATGGGGAAAACACTCTTGTCATGCGTAAGGTAGGAGCTTCTATTCTCAAAACCATTTATGAAGATTATAAAGTCGCTGCGGCCGGTCTTGGCATCTCCCATTTGTTCAAATTTCAACAGAATACTATTAAATGTCTGGTAAATGGTGCGAAGATAGATTTCTCCGGTCTTGACGATCCGGAGAAGATAAAAGGTATCTCTAACTATAAGCGAGTTCAGTTAGAGGAATGGTCAGAGTTCGAGCATCCGGATTTCAAACAGCTACGTAAGCGTTTGCGTGGTAAGAAAGGGCAGCAGATTATTTGTACCTTTAACCCGATCAGTGAAAGCCATTGGATAAAGAAAGAGTTTATTGATAAAGATAAATGGCATGATGTACCGATGACTGTTACCATTGCCGGCAAAGAGTTGCCGGAAGAACTTACCAAGGTCAAATCCGTAAGAAAGAACGCACCCAGGCAAATACTTAATCTTCGTACTAAGCAAATCGAGGAACAGGCCCCTAATACAGTTATTATCCAATCTACCTATTTGAATAATTTTTGGGTTGTTGGTAGTCCTGACGGTACGTATGGTTTCTATGATGAGCAATGTGTTGCCGACTTTGAGTATGATAGAGTTCACGATCCGGACTATTACAATGTGTACGCATTGGGAGAATGGGGTGTCATTCGTACCGGTAGTGAGTTCTTCGGTTCCTTCAATCGTGGCAAACATTCCGGTGAGCATAAGTATGTTCCGGACTTACCTATTCATATCTCTGTCGATAACAACGTGCTTCCGTATATCAGCGTATCATATTGGCAGGTCGATTTCACAACTGGTACCAAGGTTTGGCAATTCCATGAAACGTGTGCTGAAAGCCCCAACAATACAGTAAAGAAAGCTTCCAAACTTGTTGCAAAGTATCTGAAATCTATCCAATATTCTGATAGGTTATATGTACATGGTGATGCATCAACGAAAGCGGCAAACAGCATTGACGATGAGAAGCGTTCCTGGATGGACTTATTCATAGACACATTGCAGAAAGAAGGGTTCGAGATTGAAGATAAGGTAGGCAACAAGAATCCGAGTGTCGCAATGACTGGTGAGTTTATCAATGCTATCTTTGATTGTACTGTTCCCGGTATAGAGATATACATTGACGAATCATGTTCGGTATCTATTGAGGACTACATGAGCGTACAGAAAGATGCTAACGGTGCCATTCTTAAAACTAAGGTCAAGAATAAAACTACCTTGCAGACTTATGAGGAGCACGGGCACCTGTCTGATACGTTCCGATATGTCGTTGTGGATTTGTGTAGTGAGCAGTATATAGAGTTTAGTAACCGGCGAAAAAGAAACTTGTATGCTTGTAATGGCACTATTAATTTCTTCAATCCAGATACCGAATGTAAATACACTAAGAAGATTCTATATGTGATGCCGAATGTTAATGGGAAATTTGTCCTTATACAAGCGTTTAGATGTGGAAATAAATGGCATGTTGTTGATGTCGTATTTATGGAAACTACTTCAACAGAAGATATACGTTCTTCTATTTTGTCCCATGAATCTGATTCATGTGTAATTGAATGTACGGATGCTTATTTCCCTTTTATCCGGGAACTCCGTTCTAGTACAAACAAGGAGATTCGTGTAATGAAAGAGTTTCCGGATGTAGACAAGCGTATTGCTGCAACATCTGATTATGTGAAAAATAGTATTCTTTTTTCTGCATCAAAAGTAGAATCTGATACGGAATATGTTGCCTTCATGAATAACCTGATGGACTATAATAAAGATAGTGAAACAAAAGAGGCTAGTGCTGTTTTGAGTGGGCTAGTACAGTTCGTTGTAAAATTAGGTTTGAATTGAATTGTGTTATATGTGATTGAAAATAAGTGTGTTATATCGTTGGAGTTATGTTTTCGTAATTTCAAGATTTTAGTGTTTTGGAAAACGGTTTTCCTTTTTACTTAGTTTTGCTCAAAAAGGAACCCAATGAATATTTTTTTTGATAATCTATTTGGAAAGAAATCTAAGACTAAAGGTGAAGTTGAAATAGTTACTTCATCTGAAAATAAGGATATAGATACTCAAAGTGGCAAGGCTGAAAAATGGTCAGTTGCATACATTGAGGACCTTACTAGTCCTATTGTAGCGGGCAGTAACTATCTAACGCTATTCAGTACGATACCTGAAGTCTTTTTCCCGATCGATTATATTGCATCGCGAATTGCAGGTGCTAATTTTCAATTGAAGAAAACTAAGGATGACAGTATAGTATGGGCGAATAAACGAATGAATGGCATACTTAGTCGTCCTAATTGTTTGATGCGTTGGAAAGAATTGATTTATCAGCACCATATTTATAAATTGTGTACAGGGAATAGCTTTATTCGTGCCGCTATGCCTGATGTCTTTTCTACAGCTGAAAAATGGAGATATTGCGATAATTATTGGGTGCTACCTTCTGATAAGACTATTGTAGAACCTGTTTACGGGAATATGCCATTGTTTGGCATTGCCCAAACAGAAGATATTATTCGTAGCTATCGTTTGGAGTATGGTTGGAATGGTAGTTTGGAAATTCCTCCATACCAAATATGGCATGATAGAGACGGAAGTGCAGAGTTCTATTCAGGGGCTATGTTCTTGAAGTCCAAAAGTCGTCTTGCTTCCCAAAATAAGCCAATGTCAAATCTAATAGCTGTATATGAAGCTAGAAATGTGATTTATGTAAAGCGGGGTGGATTGGGCTTTATTGTAAGTAAGAAAACTGATGCTACCGGTTCAATAGCGTTGACTGACGATGAAAAGGAACAGCTTTTGAAGCAAAATTTTGAGAAGTATGGTGTAAGGAAGGGCCAGGTACCTTATGGTATTTCAGATGCAGACATTGACTTTGTTCGTACTAATCTTTCTATTGCAGAGTTACAGCCGTTTGAAGAGACTTTGGCTGATGCAATAAATATTGCAGGGGCATACGGCATCCCAGCCGTTCTTGTTCCGCGAAAAGACCAGTCCACATTTAGCAATCAGGCTACTGCTGAAAAGAGCGTATATTGTTCAACTGTTATTCCTATGGCCAAACAATTCTGCAAGGATTTTACAGCTTTCCTTGGTCTTGAAGGAGGGGGATATTATTTGGATTGTGATTTCTCTGATGTTGATTGTTTGCAGGAAGGATTGAAAGAATCCGAAGACGTAAAGACAAATATAAATAAACGTTGTCGTGAACAATTCTCATGTGGGCTTATAACACTCAATGACTGGCGTGCCCAAATAGGCGAAAGTATGATAGAAAATCCCTTGTTTGACAAATTGAAATTTGATATGTCAGATGAGGAACTGGATAAAGTAAATCGAGTTTTTAACACTAAAAGTGGAGATGAAAAAGATGGAAGAGAAAATCAAAAGCCTTCAGTACAAGACAAAGGCAAATGATGTTGATGAGAAGGGTATCGTTACCGTTGCGGTGAACGGTATCGGTGTGAAGGACTCACAAAATGACATATCTATGCCCGGCTCATTCAATAAGACATTGAAAGAAAATATTGGTCGGATGCGTTGGTTCCTGAATCATCGTACAGACCAGTTGTTAGGTGTTCCGTTGAATGGTAAGGAAACAGAAGGTAATTTGGTCATGGTCGGTCAGTTAAATCTTGAAAAACAGATTGGCCGTGATACGTTAGCTGATTATAAACTGTTTGCAGAGAATGGCAGAACACTTGAACACTCTATCGGAGTAAAAGCCATCAAAAGGGATTCTATCGATCCTTGTAAGGTGCTTGAATGGCGTATGATGGAATATTCAACATTGACAAGTTGGGGGAGTAATCCACAGACGTTCCTTGTGAATATCAAGTCTGCTACTGCTGACCAGGTAAAGGAAGCTGTTGATTTCGTCCGGAAAGCGTTCTTGCAGCATGGATATAGTGATGAACGTTTAAAAGGATACGATATGGAATTAAGTTTATTACTGAAGAGCCTCAACGGTGGTGCCGTTGTCTCATGTCCTCATTGTGGTTATCAATTTGATTATGATGCAGAAACAGAGCATACCTTTGCCCAACAGGTATTAGATTATGCTGCTGATTATCAGAGATGGATAACACAGGACATTGTAAGGGAAGAAATGGAGAAGCTCACTCCGGAGATTAGAACCCAAGTAATTTCTCTTATTGATTCTGTCAAATCAGAAAAGAAAGAATTTTCTCAAAAGGGTCTACAAGACCTTATGAATTATGTAAGATGTCCCCACTGTTGGGGAAAAGTATATCGTTCGAATGCTATTCTGCAAAACACTTCTGAAGATACCACCGGAAAAAATGAGCCGTCTGTTGACACTCAAGAAAAGAATGACGGGAAAAATGGGAACGATGAAGTAACGATTAAAGCCGCTGATAATGGCACTTTACTCGATTTTAAGAGTTTGAATAGCTGTTTCGAGAATAAATAACTTAAAATTTAAATTTTATGCCAATTAGAAAATTTACAGTATCAGATTTTAATCTGAAAACGGACGGCTTGCCGGCAGAACAGAAAACATTCATGGAAAACATCGCCGGCATGATGTGTGAAGTAGTTAACAAGTCACTTGAAGGATTTGCCTCACCGGAGGAGGTAACGAAACAGTTTGGTGACATCAATAATCTATTGAAAGCCTATGATGGAGAAAAGTTCCAGCAATTGGTAAAGGACAACGAGCAACTTGTAGAACAAGTTAAAACTCTTGGTGAAAGTATCGAGAAAATGAAGCAGAAAGGTCTTTCTATGGATACTATCAACAAGTTCGATGAGAAGTTGAACGAGATGCTTGATTCTGAAAAATTCAGAGATTTCGCAGAAGGAAAAACACGCAAATCAGGAGAATTTGACGGCTTCTCCTTGAAAGATGTCGTTTCCATGACTGACAATTACACCGGTGATTTGTTGATTACTCAACAACAGAAACGTGTTGTGACTCAGGTTGCCAACAAAAAGTTGCATATGCGTGATGTATTAACGACGTTGACTGCTGATCCTGCATACCCTCAACTTGCCTATGCGCAAGTATATGCTTTCAACCGCAATGCCCGTTTTGTAACAGAGAATGGGCGTTTGCCTGAATCAAGCATCAAGGTAAAAGAGATACAGACAGGAACTAAGCGCCTTGGTACTCATATCCGTATCTCAAAACGTATGTTGAAATCAAGAGTGTACATTCGTTCCTACATCTTGAACATGCTTCCTGAAGCTGTTTGGATGGCAGAAGACTGGAACATCTTGTTTGGTGACGGTAACGGGGAGAATCTGCTTGGTATTGTCAATAATACTGGGGTGACTTCTGTAGAGAAGATTATTAGTACAGCCATTGTTACAGGTGCTGCTGGTGCTGTAAAAGCTATTACCGGATATAACGGTGATAAGGATGTAATTGTAGAGTTTGCAGAACCACAGGATTTGATTCTTGATGGAATGAGTATCACGTTCGCTGGTGCCGCTGTTCTTACAGAACTGAACAAAACACACGCTCTTGTGAAAATGGAAGATGGGCGTATCCTTATTCCTGGTGTCGCGTTCTCCGGTGCTGAAACTGCTACGGATAAAATGACATTCAGTGTTCATGAAGCCGGCTTTAAGAACATTGAGGAACCCAACTCTGAAGATGTAGTGAAAACAGCTTTCGCCGCAATGACATATGCCCAGTATTTTCCGAATGCTATCATTCTTAATCCAATGACTGTTAATGGTATGGAATCAGAGAAAGATACGACAGGACGTAATCTTGGTATCGTTAAAATGGTTGATGGGGTGAAGTATATTGCCGGTCGTCCGATTATCGAGTATGGTGGTATTCTTCCAGGTAAGTATCTTTTAGGTGACTTTAACCAAGCTGCAAATTTGGTTGATTATACCACTTTGACACTTGAATGGGCTGAAGATGTGGAGACCAAGCTTTGCAACGAGGTTGTATTGATGGCACAAGAAGAAGTTATCTTCCCGATTTATATGCCGTGGGCTTTCGCTTATGGGGATTTGTCCGCATTGAAAACTGCAATAACTAAAGCGTAGGATTATGGATTACATACTTAGAGGTAACGATAAGGATGTAACCAATGTGCTTAAAGAGCAACGCATTCGGATTAATAGAGGGATGATTCAACTCATCCCTATTTCCGAATGTGGTCTTGTTACAGAAGAAGATGCCCGAAAGACATTGGAATGTATGCTTGCAGAGAAAAATGAAGAGATTGGCAGGCTTACTGCATCCATTGCAGAGAAAGATAAGACAATTGTTGAACTGACAGAAGAGCGTGAAACAATGAAAGCTCGCATTGCAGAACTTGAAGTACAGGTGCCTTCTGATGAAAAGAATCTTCCGGTTGCCGATTCAAAAGATTTGCAAGAGGAAGATGCCAAGGAGGTAACTGTTACAGATGATAAAGCCGTTTCCGTGGAAGATGAAAAGAAAACCGGGAAAGGCAAGACTTCTAAATAACTATCGCTATGTTGATTGATGTTTCATATTTTATGTCAGGTCCCAGGCATATTGAGAATGTTTCGGTCGCTGAAATGCCTTCGCCCCAATCTCTTGCTGTGAATGAGGTGATAAATGGGTATATTAAGGCATTTCAGCCCGAATTTCTCCGGAATGTTGTTGGTGTGACTCTTTCCCAAGCTATCACAGATTATTTGGAGCTTATTGAACGGGAAAAGGAAGATTCTTCAGATGAAGTTGATATTTCAGAAGAGAAGGAAGCCCCCCAGTCCGGATATGCAGTATTATGCGAGAAGCTGTGTGAACCGTTCGCTGACTATGTCTTTTATCATATTCTTCGTGACGCAAACACCCAGGCTACAATAACCGGGCTTGTCCGTTTGAAATGTGCTAATGAATATATAGCTCCTTTGAAGAGACAAGTAAGCACATGGAATAGCATGGTAGAGAAGAATAAACAGTTTGTTGAATGGGCTATGTCGAATGATTGTCCTTTCGATGTGAAAATAACCAAGAATCTTTTGACCCCAATTAATGCTTTCAATTTATGATAGATTTAGATATAACAGAACTGTTTGAGGAGATTGTAAAGGAACTTCCAGAAGGGCTTGAAATTCTCTATCCAAATGGGAAAGGGGGAACTAAAGTTATGAAGTCCCCAAGGTTGAATTACATCTTCGGTAGCAGTCAATATATCAAAGATATTTTAGATGAATACAGTAAGTCTTCTGCCCAGTCTGAAAGGAAGTTTCCATTGGTTGCACTATTCACTCCAATTAGTGAGGATAGAGGTGATGCGGATTATTTTTCAAAAGCAAAGGTTTCGTTAATTATAGCATGTTCTTCTTGTAAAGAGTGGAGCAATGAGATGCGCAGAACCACATCTTTTAAAAATATCCTTCGGCCAATCTATAAACGTTTATTGGAAGTATTATATGAAGATTCTCGGTTCGACTGCGACTATGACGAAAAAGTGAAACATAGTTATTCAGAAAACTATTCATATGGCAGATACGGAGCCTATACAGATTCCGGTGAGGCTGTGAGCGAGCCGATTGATGCCATAAATATACGCTCGATGGAAATAAAAATTAATAATCTTAATTGTAGAAGAAAATGAGAAAGATTAGAACGTGTAAGGGTTCCCGGATGAACACTGGTAGTTCTGCTTGTAGCATTGACTGGAAAAAGGTCAAAGGTGCTATCTTGACAGAACATGGTGTCAAACTCCCTGCTGATATAACAGGTGAGAAGTTGCTCGAATTGTGCCATGCAGACCGTCCCGGGCGTATTTACCCTATTTTGCCATTCCTGGAGTATGCCAAGAATGGTGGAGAGCCTCAAGTTAATCCTGTAGGGTACGGTGCAAGTGAATACAACGGGCTTAGCGCTCAAACAGACACCTTCACTTTGAAGAAATTTGATGAGGTTTTGAATGCCCAGCTTCTGAAATGTGCCAATAAAGGATGGGACGTTTACTTTTGGAATCAGGATAATATGTTGATCGGTTATAATGATGACACTGATATCCTTGCCGGTATTCCGATGTCTACTGTTTACCCGACCGTGACACAGTACCCGACCAGTAGTGCTAAGTCTGCGATGACTGTTAGTTTTTCACATGAAGATGTGGAAGACAGCCAATTGCACTTTGACTACGTGCAGTTAGACTTCAATCCCAAGAATTTCGTTAAAGGCTTGGTTGATGTTGTGTTTCAAAAGTTGGAGGCCGAAAATACTTACAAAATAGTTGAAGTTGTTGGTGGTTATGACCGTACAGAAGAATTTGGCAGTCTTATTGCTGATGGTGCTGCTGAAGTTATGAATAACGTAACTTCTGCTACATATTCGGATGGTATCATTACCATTGTTCCTAAAGCCGGGGCGGTTCCTTCGTTGAAAGCTCCTTCTGTATTGTATGAAAAAGGAATCAGAGGTATCGAGCAGGTGTCATGAAGGTAGATAATGTTACGTTCGTCGAGGTTGCTGTGAAGGGCATGACGAAGGAAGAGTTTATTAATGCGCACATTAAAGTCGTGTGGCAGGAACTGAAGGAAGCTGACCGCAAGAAGAAGCTCTCGGAAGTGTACGATGCGATAACTAAGTAACCGACGGGCTGGGGTGTGATTACAGCCCGGCCCGTTATATTTTTACTGTATGGCAGATTTTGATGAATTACATAGAGTTATTCATTCCATTGCATCCGGGTTTGAAGAGGAATGTATTAGGTGTATGGAAGAACATAAGAATGTGCTCGTTGATTGCATTCAGGAGCAATTATATTCCGGTCTGGACGGTACTGAACATCTATTGAATCCTGATTATGATACTGACACCTATTTTAACGAGTCCGGTCCCTGGCAGAACCGTGCGGAACAATATAAACGATGGAAGGAGAGGATAACTCCACCTCTTAGAAGTGAGATGCTTTATTTGCCACCGCGTCCGGTTGAGGTACCTAACCTCTTTATTACTGGTACTTTCTATGATAGCATAACTGCCGATAGAATTGATTCCGGGCTTCGATTCTCAACGAAAGGATTTACGGACGGTAGTTCTATTGAGAAGAAATACGGTGAGCAGATTTTAGGCATTGGTGATACAGCTAAAGAGTACTTTAATATTATGTATCTCCGTCCCTGGATGGAACGTTTCTTTTCAGAATGTGGATATCGGTAGAAAATGGCTTGTAGTTGCGAAATAAAAAAGATGCAGAGTGAACTGGAACGTATCAGTGATCTTGCAAAGAAAGCAGCTGTCTTGGATGGTTGCATGTATGTTGTTTATCAGAAAGAAGATGGTACCTATGCTTTTGATAAACTAGGAGTTGAGATAAAAGGAAAGATTGTTGAATATAGACATTACCTGTAATTATGGCAGATTTAAAATTAAAAGATTTCGTTGATGAGAACGATTTGCAGAAATTGGTGGAGCTTGATAATACTATTGAGCGTGTGAGGGCTGATTATGTTAATGCGGCCAAAGAATTAGCAAAAGGTTTGAAACTAAATGTAGAAGGCGTTGCTGATCTTGAAAAGTTGAGTAATCTTTATAATACCCAAGCAAAAACGGCTGGCTCTGCATCTGCTGAATTAACCGAGGCTCTTAGAAAACAGTCTGAAATAACTCAAACTGTCAGTAAGAAGATAGAGGAAAAGCTAAATGTAGAGAAATTATCTGCTGCTGAATTGAAGAAACTAACCAAGGCAAACTCGGATAATGCTGCGTCCTTGGAAAAGGCTGCTAAAGCGGAAGCTAACTTGACAAAAGCACAGAATGCCGGTAATACTACTCGTAAGAAAGCTGTTTTATCTGAAGAAGAACGTTTAAAACTTATCAGAACTGCTATTACCTTGACTAATCAGGAAGTACATAGCCGTTCACAAGCAAAGGAAATGAATAAGCAGCTACAAAAGGCTGTTGATGTTTTGAAAGATACGGATGAAAACTATATTCGTACACTTGCCCGTCTTAATTCTACTATTGGAATCAACACTGATTACATAAAGCGAAATTCCGATCGATATAGTCAACAGAAAATGACCATTGGTGCATATCGGGAAGAAGTAAAGGCGGCATGGATTGAAATACAGAACGGTAATAAGTCCATGCAGAACATGGGAATTATTGCCCGGAATGCTGGAATGATGCTTAAAACGGAGATGGCTCCTGGGCTAAACAAAGTTGGTGCAGGATTGAAAGGGTGGGCTGCTGGATATATTGGTACACAAGCTGTTGTTAGTGGAGTTGTTGCTTTATTTACAAAACTGCGTGAAGGAGTAGGTGATATTGTTAAATTTGAATTAGCTAATAGTAGGCTTGCTGCAATATTAGGAACCACTTCTGATAAAGTGAAGGAGTTAACTGCGGATGCTCAACGTTTGGGTGCTACAACGAAATACACTGCATCCGAAGCTACGGATTTGCAAATAGAACTTGCTAAACTAGGTTTTACTCGAAAAGAAATATTAGATGCAACAGAGCACGTTCTAAAATTTGCACAAGCTACCGGGGCAGAATTAGCAGATGCGGCTTCATTGGCAGGTGCTTCTCTTCGTATGTTTAATGCTGATACAAGAGAAACTGAAAGATATGTGTCTGCGATGGCTGTCGCAACAACCAAAAGCGCATTGTCGTTTTCATATCTCGCTACTGCATTACCAATTGTTGGACCGGTTGCAAAAGCCTTTAATTTCAGTATTGAAGATACTTTGGCTTTGTTGGGTAAATTATCGGATGCCGGCTTTGATGCTTCAATGGCTGCTACTGCTACCCGTAATGTTTTTCTAAATTTAGCTGATAGTAATGGAAAGCTGGCAAAGGCGTTAGGTAAGCCCGTTAAAACATTGCCTGAGTTAGTTGAAGGATTGAAATCGCTAAAAGAAAAAGGGGTAGACTTGAATACTACTCTTGAATTAACTGATAAGCGTAGTGTTGCCGCTTTTAATGCCTTTCTCACCGCTGTTGATAAAATATTACCACTTAGAGAACAGATTACTGGTGTAGAACGTGAATTGGGCGATATGGCTCACACGATGGGAGATAATGTTCATGGAGCTCTTGCTAACTTATCTTCAGCATGGGAAGCGTTTATGCTTTCTTTCTCCGAGTCAACGGGACCTGCTAAGGAGTTTCTTAATTGGATGGCTGATAAAATAAGAGGTATCGCCAATGATTTGAAATCTCCTGAAGAAAAAATAGAAAAGATAGATTATAATTTTAGAACACTTGCAAAAAAAGATGCGAACAAAAAGTTATTGGAAGTAGAAAAAGATTTTCAGGCAGAATATAAGAGGCTTATTGATGCTGGTGATACAGAGGAACAAGCATACACAAAAGCTGTTATTCAAATGAAAAATAAACGTATTGAAGTAACGGCCCAAGAGAGAGAAGCTTTAAAACGGATGAAAACTCGTGCTCAATATGCAACATCAGAGTTTGAAGATATGTCTTGGATAAAGAATGGTGCTGCTAAAATGTTTGGCTATTACACGTCGGAAGCAGAAAAAGCGGATAAGGCTCAGTTGGAATTTTCTAAAAACTTATTCAAAATAGCATCTAGCGATGAGTTTAATCGTGGACTTGATGTGATTGCAGAAAAGTTCCGTCCAAAGGGTAACGACAAAAATGGTTTAGGTATAACAGTCCTTACTGATAAAGAAAAACGTGAACAGGAAAAAGCTCTCAAGGAGAAGCTGAAAATTCATGAAACTTATCAGGAGTCAGAACTAGCTCTTATGGATGAGGGACTGGAGAAAGAACTTGCTAAAATTGGTGTTGCTTACTCGAAGAAGATTGCTGCCGTCAAGGGTAATAGCAAAGAGGAAATTGCTACACGTCAGAATTTAGCTAAGGAAATGCAGGAAAAGCTAGATGAGTTTACTATTAAGTATAATTCTGATCGTGAGAAGAAGGATGTTGAGAACGCTCTTGCTGTTGTAAAAAAGGGGTCCCAGGAAGAACTTGATTTGAAATTGCACCAGTTGGAATTGCAACGTGAAGCAGAAATTGATGCAGCAGAGAAAACAGGTGAAGATGTTTTTCTCATTGACGACAAATATGCAAAAAAGAAACAAGAACTTTACGAAAGACATGCATCCGATCAGGTGCAATTAATAGCAGAGAATGCAGCGCATGAGCAGGAAATCCGGGATGCTGCATATGTTATGGATACGCTTGCTCTTAAAAAACAGTTAGCTTCTAAGGAAATAACCCAGCAAGAGTATGCAGAACTTGAGTATCAGTTAAAATTAGATTATGTACGTAAAACAACCGAAGCTGCAATTGATGCGTTGGAGTTGGAACTTCGAAACGAAAATTTGAGTGCAGAGGATAGGGCAAAGATTGCAGAGCAGTTACGGAAATTGAAAGCGGACCTTTCCCAGCAAGAAGCAGAAGCGGAAATAGATGCTATCAATAAAGTTACTAAAGCGGATGAGAAAGCACAGAAAGAACGTCAGAGGAATCTGAAAAAATGGCTTCAAACTGCATCTCAAGCAGTGGGTGCTATTGGTGATCTAGTCTCTACTATTTATGATGGTCAGATTCAGAAAATAGAAGAAGAGCAGGAAGCTAATGATGAGAAATATGATAAGGATGTAGAACGAATACAGAATCTAGCTGATTCGGGAGCAATCTCCGAAGAAGAAGCAGAAGCTCGTAAGCGTGCGGCCAAGGAAAGAACTGAAGCTAAGAATGCTGAACTTGAAAAACAAAAACAAGAAATGGCACGTAAACAAGCCATTTGGGAAAAGGCGACTAGTGTCGCTCAAGCTGGAATAGCCACTGCACTGGCAATAACTGAAGCTTTACCGAATATTCCTTTATCTATTGTTATTGGTGCCATGGGAGCAATTCAGGTTGCAACTATTCTTGCAACTCCTATTCCTTCCTATGCAGACGGTACTCAAGGTAATGATAGGCATCCCGGCGGTGCCGCTTTAGTTGGTGATGCCGGTAAACATGAAGTTATCATGTATTCTGGAAAAGCATGGATTACTCCTGATACTCCAACTTTAGTTGATATTCCTAAAGGTGCGCAAGTCTTTCCTGATGTTGATAAGGTAGATATCTCTAATTTTGATATACCGGATTGGGACTTTCCCACATTTTCACCGACATATTTTGCATCTTCTTCCGGTGACACCATTGTTTTCAATGATTATTCCCGATTAGAAAAAAGGGTTGATAGAACAAATTTCCTTTTGATGAAGAGTCTAAAAATGCAACGCCAAGATGCTTCTAACCGTGAATTTGAACTGTATAAGTTATCTAAACTGAAATAACTATGATTGAAAGATTAAATCAGATAACATTGAGTGATTTCATTGAACTTTCATGCGGAAACTATGCTTGTTTGCTTTCGGACTGCAAATCTATGTCCGAAAGCACGCTTAAAGAAATAGCGTCTAAATTACTTGTCGAATACAGAAGTATTGTTAACCCTTCAAATATGAAGGCTATGGTAATGGACAAAGAGGATATGCTGAAAGAACGTGCCAAACTATTGAGTCTTCGTATTTGTCAGGCTCTTGTTTCTCTTGGCTTTTATGATGATGTTCGTCAGGTATTGGGTCAACTAAATGTAGATACCCGAAATATGAGTGATGAGCAAGTTATATCGAAGCTTGATTATTTACTTCATTCTGCAATTTTTGAGCAAAAACGGAATGAGGAGAGACGCAGTGAGGAACATAAAGGAAGTAAGGCTACTCCTGAACAAATTCGTTCTTCTTTTGATGCAGAGATTGCTTTTCTAATGACATTCTTTAAAATGAGTATTGATTCCCGCGTAATTAATGCTGCTGTTTATGCGAATATCGTTCATCAAGCTGATGTTGAAATATCGATCAGAAAAAGAAGCACATGA